AGGAATTACAGCTGTAGCTCGATTTGATTTTAACAGCCCGTTCTTTACTTAATAGTCAAAACTATCAAATTTTTTAGGAATATCAAACCCTAGGTCCCTGGCAGCCATTGTCACATCATCACCCTCTGGAAAATCTTCAATTGTTTCTACCTCACCGGTGCCTTCGCCTTCAGGGGTTTCTTTTTCTATTTGCTTTTCCTTAAGAACCCCGGCCTCTTTCAACTTATCTAGCAGATCAAACGATTTCATTTTAATAGGCTCAATTCCTGGCCGATCATTATACTCATTTATGGCTGTTTTTAAAGTGCCGAGTACTTCTTTTTCTGGTATATCTTCATCTGGTAATGTTAAAACTAAAGTTTTTAAAACTTTATCTGCTAATTTTACTGCCTTATCAATTTCGTAAACTACTTCTGTTCTTGTTGCTGACTTTTTGGCACTAGTAACAGCAGTTTTTATTTTTTCTGGACGTGTTGCTATACCACCTGTATTTTCATCTTTAACAACAATATTAAGCATATTACGTACAATGCGTGCTGTGTAGCCGGCCTCAGTCTTTCCAATTCCTAATTCCTGTTGAATTAAGCTTTGCAAATCATTTTTTAGCTTCATCTCGCTACCTGGGTAATAAAGGTTATATTCAATACCATCAACATTATGGGTTTCTGGTTTAAAAAGTTTAGTTTGAATTGCTTTTACCAGTTCTTGGGTAACAGCTTCAATCGGTCTTTGCTCTTTCTCTGCTTTTTTCTTTAGCCCGTAGCCGCCCCCGGGTGCACCCTTAAGCTTTTCACCAGGTATATCTAAATCCCCCAGAGCATAAGCAGGCGGGGCCTCACTTAACAACTTTTTTCTGTATGCTTCAAAGATTAAACGACTATCTTTATTCATCTATTGATTATTTATAACATCTTGTTATAATTTACGTTATGGTTGGTGTATTTTCCATAAGTCCTTTGACTAATAGTTGCTTTTTAGAAAAGACCTTGCAAAATAAAGAGATACACCTGGAAATACTTTATAAAAATACCACTGTTGGGCTATCAAAATACTATAATAACATTATAGAAACTAGATACAATGATTTTGAAACAATTATACTCTGTCACCATGATGTTTCCCTTGAATATGTTAATTTAAACAGTGTTAATCAAGGACTTAATGAATATGATGTTCTAGGGGTTGCAGGAGGCTTAAATCCGAAGATAATAGAAAAAAATCTCTGGCATTGGATGATGCCAAAAGAGGATTACCGTGGTATTGCCGGGCATACATTAAATGAAAAACAACTGTTTTTAACTAGTTTTGGACCAACACCAAGTAGAGTGACCGTTTTGGACGGAGTATTTTTAGCTTTTAATCCTAAGAAAATTTTTAGTTCTAAAGCCCGGTTTGATGAAAAGTTTTTATGGCACCATTATGATATTGATTTTAGCTTAACGTGCAATTACAATAAGTTAAAATTGGGAGTTTGGCCTATACTTATTCAACACGACAGTCCCGGGTTATGGAATATAGATGACATTGAATGGAACCGTAGTAATCAATATTTTATTAAAAAATGGAGCCAATGAGAAAAGAAAATAATAAAAATTTAGATTTAGACTTTTACGAGACTATTATTGCATACAATTGTTTGGTAGATTCTGTTTATCTTGCATCAATAGTAGATTTTTTAGATGTTCGTTTTTTTAAAGACAAAAATATTAAAACGGTGGTAGGTATTATTTTAAAATTCTTTAAAGAAAAAAATACTATACCTACTCATACTGAAATAAAAGCATATCTTACTAATGATGAGTTAAAATCCAGTTTCAAAGCTGTTGTCGAATCTTTTGTTGATATTGATAGGAAATTTAACCGAACCGAGCTGATTGAAAATACAGAATTATTTTTAAAAGAAAAAGCTGTAATGAATGCTTTATTAGAGGCTGCGGAAAAATTAGATTCAAAAGAGTTAAACTCTGCAGATTTACTAGTAAAATTTGAGAAAGCTGTTGGAATTAATTTGGCTCAAAACATGGGGTTAGAACTTTTTAATAATATTGATGAGTTTATTAATGAGCTTCACCGGGTTGAACCTCATATTAAAACTGGGTGGAAATGGCTAGACAATAAATTAGGAGGAGGGTTACTTGAAAACGGACGGGCATTATATGTGTTTGCCGGAGAAACTAATGTAGGTAAAAGTATATTTTTAGGTAATATTGCCACTCAAGTTGCTTTGCAAGGAAAAAATGTTTTGATTATTTCTTTAGAAATGAGCGAAATGATGTATGCTCGTAGACTTTCTTCGAATATTACCAGTATACCTTTAAGTCATTTAAAGGAAGAGTCAGAAAATTTAAAACAAATAGTACAAACGCTTGGTCAAAATAAAAAATCAAAAATTATAATTAAAGAATTTCCTCCTTCCACGCTTACCCCCCACCAGCTTAAAGGTTATGTGAAAAAACTTATTCAAAAAGGAATAAAGATTGATGTTATTGTTTTGGATTATTTAAATCTTCTACATAGCCCGGTGGGTAATAATAGCTATGAACGTATTTTATATTCTGCACAACAAGTACGGGCATTGAGTTATGATTTAAATTGTCCCATAGTTTCCGCCACCCAGCTCAACCGTAGCGGATATAACATTAATAACCCTGGATTAGAGACAATTTCAGAGAGCATAGGACTGGCTACTACCTCAGATGCTATTATCTCTATATGGCAAAAAGATGAAGATAAAGAATTAGGTTTAATTAATATTGGTATATCTAAGAATAGATTTGGTCCGAACTTTGGGTCTATAGCATTAAAAATTGATTACAATACCCTCCAAATAACCGAAGATGATACTGTAAATGAAAGCCAAGAAGCCATTGAATTTACTAAAACCTTAACCGATTTAGGTGGTGCTTGATGGAAATATGCTTAACACATGCTGATTTAGACGGGGCTGTTTCTTATTTAATATTAAATTGGTATAAAAAAAAGAAAATACCGGCCCGGGCATTATCTCAAACCGATCTTCCGTTGTTTTGGAAACAGCATATAGTACCGAGTATTGAAAAATTTAATAAAATTTATATTTTAGATTTAAGTGTAGGGGTAAATCCCTCTTTGTACGATTATGATAATGTTACTATAGTAGACCATCATGAGGCTAGTTTGTTAGAAAAGTCTAAGTTTAAACGTGCACGTATTTTTATTGAGCAAGCTACCAGTACTTGTCTACTATTATATAAAACCTTAAAACGACTTAGTAAAGATTTAAGCTTAACTAAAAAACAAAAATTATTACTTTTAGGAGCCGATGATTATGATAACTATACGCTACACTTACCCTTTTCTAAGGAATTAAATTATATATTTTGGAGTTTTACCGGTGACAGATTACAAAAATTTTATGAGGAATTTAAAGAAGGATTTACTGGTTTTAATTTACAGCATAAAAATATTATTTACTTTTATAAAAAAAGAATTGATGAGATCTTAGCCTCCTTACAGCTATATGTGGGAAAATTTAATTACAAAAATAACAGTTTTAAGATAGGGGCTACCTTTTCTAATTTTGCTATAAATGATGTGGCAGATTTTGTATTAAATAATACTAAAGCTGATATAGCCATAGTAGTAAACGTTAAGTCTCAAAAAGTTAGCTTTAGAAAAAGTAAGAAATGTAATGTAAATTTAGCTGAGTTAGCTGAGGACTTAGCCGGGGGTGGTGGCCATGAATCCGCAGCAGGCGGGATTTTGAATGAAAGGTTTATAAATTTTACGAAGTCGTTATTACCATATGAATTTCAACAACATTCACCGGGAGGAAACAGATCACCTATTTAGAACGTTTTGTAGTTATATTTGTATTTGTTTTAATAAACGATATAATATAGCAAATATCTTGTTACTGTATTTACAGAATAAAAATGTAAAGGAACTATTTAAAGCGTTGTTGGGGGTTGATAACGATATATCAGCTGTTAAAATATTTTTAGAATTTGACCCCTCCCTCTGTAAAAGCAAATATATAATGAAATATCTGAATTTACGTAAATGATTTCAGAAAAAACTATTTACAATACTTTTTTAAAGATATCTCGTAGCCATAGTGGGTTACCGTATAGACTTCGAAAACAATGGGATGGCTTTGACAAAACAGAATTTTATCCTCTTGTTATCCGTTTAAAAAACTTCTTTAGCCGGAATACTACGGTTGATATAAATGAATATTTCTCGGCCCCGTATACTCTATATCCTGGTGAAAGTGGGTTTGATTTACATTTCTATTCTTCACCAAAAGCAATTAAAGTTTATGCACTAGCACAAAAAAAGAAAATGCTACTTTCTCCAGATGATAATTATCATCTTAGTAAAATCGTCCAAGGGCTAAACTATATTCAATCTTTTTGTAAGACAAGTAATATTGATCTAGATGAATATTTGCATCAAAAAAACGGAGTTCAAAATGTTTTTATTGTTCACCTTAAAGAAAGGAAAATTAGTATCTATAATTTATTTGCTTTTAAAGAGTTTGAAAAGATTATTAAATTACACGACCCAGATCTCTTGAGGTTTACTCTGGGTGAATTGTATGATAATATTGAACTGTTCCGGACCAAATATTTAAATAGCAACAAGGCAAAACAGCTAGCCACGCAGGGTATGCAAAAAATAAAGAAAAATACATGTTGATTATTTTAGACAAGCAATTATTATTAATTAATGAGCACAATTACTACATCGATGTTTGAAAGCATAAAGACCGCACTGGCTAAAAATTCTAATACACAATCCCGTAACAAGGATATTCTTAAGCTAGAGGTGGGCAACACATATACTGTTCGACTGATTCCAAATATTAAGGATCCGGCTAAGACTTTTTATCATTATTATTCATTTGGATGGACGAGCTTTTCTACCGGTCAGTATGTTTCAGCTGTAAGCCCATCTACTTTCGGTGAAAGAGATCCTATTGCAGAGTACCGGTATAAAGTCCTTAAAACCGGTACAGCAGAGGAAAAAGACAAAGCCAAGGCTATTTTACGTACAGAGAAATGGTTAGTAAATGCTTATGTAGTTAATGACCCGGTGAACGAGGAAAACAATGGAAAAGTTATGATTCTTCGTTATGGTAAACAGCTTCAGAAAATTATTATGGATGCTATAGAAGGTGAAGGTGCCGAGGACCTTGGCGCGCGTATATTTGATCTAAGTGAAAAAGGATGTAACCTTAAGATTAAAGTTGAACAACAAGGTGACTACCCCACATACGTTAGCAGTAAGTTTACGATGCCCAAGGCAGTTGAGGGTCTAGATAAATCAAAAATAGATGAGGTTTATAAAGGAGCATTGGATCTTGAGGGTGTATTCACGGTAAAGAGTTATGATGAGCTTAAGCAGCTATTAGAAGAACACTATCTGTGTTCAGGTGAACAACTTGCTGACGAAAAACCTATTGCAAAAGCTACCTCTAAAAAGGTTAGTAATACGGATACCGTAGATATCCTAGAAGATGATACTGTTAAAGAATTGCTAAAAGGTATTGACGACTAATGGATTTTTTTAAGCCTGTAGATCCCAATAGCCCTCAGGCCAGAGAGGCCATAGTGAATCTATTGGGGACAACTTTAGCACAGCTTAAAGAAATAGACAAAAACGTAGTAGGCTCTTCTAAAAATATTTCTGGGGTTCGTACTGATCTAAAAAACGTTTTTGCCAATATTCCAATTGATCAACCCCCGGTTTTACAGCCTCCGCCCACTATACAGTATAGTTCTCCTTCCCCGGTAGCTACTACAGTAAATGCTGGAATAAACATCTCTGCGCCTGTTTTACCTCAAGAGGATCCCGACCAGCTAGTATTTGACTTTTCAAAGAAAATTACCCCGGATACAATCAATGATAAATTGGATAGAATTCTATCAAAATTAGAAAGTATTGTATCGAAATTGGATAAGCTTGCAATTAGCTAAAAATAATTTAAAATTGAATAGTGAATGTTACTATTCCAGATAAAAAACTTTTCCTTACTAGTTTTTTACTACCTATAAGTAAGATTAATGATAGCTGTGTAATATATTTAGATAAAAATGGATTTTCTTGTACGGTAGCTACTTCTGATGCCTCAGTAATACTATATTCCTCTTATAAGCTTAATCTAAAAGTAGAAAATTTAATAGCGCTTAATATTTCTGATATTAAAAAAGTCATTAAAGCGTTTGAAGGGATAGGAGGTGATAGTTTTACTTTTTTAGTAGATAAAAATAATATTAGTTATTTTGGAACAGATGTACGGTTTAAGTATCATTTGCTTGAAGATGGAATTATAAACAAACCAAAAATAGATATTAATAAAATTAATACCCTAGAATTTCCCGTTAACTTTACTATTCAATATAAAACAATTTTAGATTTGTTACGAGGTAGTACATTTGCCACAGAGAGTAATAAGCTTTACTTATATACGGAAAACGGTAAAATAATAGGTGACCTAACTGATAAATCTCGACATAATGTAGATAGTATATCAATACCAATAGCCGACTTTACCGGAACATTAAATTCTATGTGCTTGAATTTTGAGCTTATCCGGATAATTAGTGGTGTGAGGGTCAAGCAGTTACAATGTAGTATAAATCCAAAAATCGGCATTGTTCTATTCCATGTAGCTGATAATATTGTCACAACGAAGTATATTGCTTCTTCCCTTATAAAATGAGCACCTCAAAAAATAAAATTCGTACCCCAAGTTATTTCATGAAAAGACTTCGTGATAACGGGTTTATTGTTTGGCGAGTTTTCAATAACTATGGAAA